TGTCCTGCGTTTTTAATTGCATTAACCACCGTTGTTCTGTCTGATTTTATAGCCTCTTTCATGTAAAACGCTATAACTTTTTCTATGTGTTCTTTATAAGCTCTTGCCTGTTCTTGTATCTCTATGGGTGCATTATCCCCCACCTGTATTATTTTATCGGCACATCTTGATGCCACTTCCTCTGGCGAAAACCCTTTATTGTCTGACGTATGTACTGTTACAATAGGATTTTTTGGCAACTCCATCAACATTACATCACCCTTGGTTCACCGTTACGATAGCTATCTCTCTTGACACGACCATCGACAAGTTGTTGTAATCCCACTAATGCTTCATCGTATCGTGTTTTATACAAACTTATTATATCAGCTTCACCTTTCATAAACGTATACGCTTCTAGCAAACTGCCATACAGCAATACAGCCTCTGCATTATCTCCAAGCCATGACGTAGAGGATGTTACTATTGATGGTGGATCATAGTAATAATGAAGTTGCACTGTATAAGAAGAATTTGGCGTTGGTGCTAACATAAAGTTATCCGCATCAAAGTTACAGTAGTATAAAGGCTGACCAGTTGTTGCTATCGCAGGGTACGCTTCTCTTATAAAGTTTGCATCCTTTGGTAACAGAAACGCATAGTTGTCACTACCATCTATTACAGCTATGGAAAATGTAGCAAGAAAGTCACTTGGCTTAACTAAAAACCTATTTGATGATGTTAGATTGGTTTGAACATTCTTTCGTAGGTCTGGTATCAACACTGATCTATATACACGCTCCTCTGTTTGTTTTACAAAGGTTGGTATATTGCTAACAAACACGCTTTCCGTGTTGTCAGTATACTCTTTAATGGCTGCGGTTAGCTCTGTATAATTCATTTTTTGCTCTTGCCTTTTGCGTATAGATTATCAAAAATCTGGTTAACATCCAAGACATAATCTAAATCTGACTTTGAATAGTGTATATGTTGTGATGGCAAGAAGTCAGGCGCACCCTGACCTGTTTCAAACCACGCAGGATGTGTAACACGCACTCTGTTATTAGGCAACGCCACTATGTTGCCTGTCCACTCCCCTGCATCTAATAACTCTAAGACATGACTTTGTTTGTGTTGTGCAGGATCGTCAGCTATTTCACTATCTGTATAGTCCACGGTAAAATAATATTTAGCAGGATAAAACTCTCCTGCTATCTTTGCCATCCAAGGGCATGGTGTTGCTCTATCCAACACATACACAGCATGGGTTCGGGAGGAACAATCCCACG